TATTACCATTGGTGAATTTATTGAAGGTGTAGTTTGTGTAATGGTTGATGAGGTCCATAGTGCTAAAGCAGATGGGCTTAAAGCATTGTTAACAGGACCAATGGCATGTATTCCAATTCGTTGGGGATTGACTGGTACTATACCTAAAGCCAAACACGAGGCTCAGGCATTGTTTGTTAGTTTAGGCAATGTGATCGGTAAGTTAACAGCCAGTGAATTGCAAGACAAAGGTGTACTTGCTAAGTGCCATGTGAACATCGTACAATTACAAGATGAAGTAGAGTTTACTAATTATCAAAGTGAACTTAAACATTTATTAGAAGATAAAAACAGGCTTGATACTATTGCTCAATTAATTTTAAAGATTAAAGAAACTGGTAATACTCTAGTATTGGTTGATAGAGTAAATGCAGGAAAAGAACTAATTGATAGATTGCCTAATAGTGTATTTGTAAGTGGTGAAACTAAACTAACGGAAAGAAAGGAAGAGTATGATGAAGTGGCGACTGCTACTGACAAGATCATTGTGGCGACTTATGGTGTGGCCAGTGTGGGTATTAATATTCCAAGGATTTTTAATTTGGTTCTTTTGGAGCCCGGAAAAAGCTTTGTTAGGGTTATCCAAAGTATTGGACGAGGCATCAGAAAAGCTGAGGACAAGGACTTCGTCCAAATTTGGGATATAACTAGCAGTTGTAAATTTGCCAAAAAACATTTGACACAACGAAAGGTCTTTTATAAAGAGGCTGCATATCCATTTGATATTGAAAAACTTAAATATCGGTGATATACTATTATCATGAACATACTATTACTAGACAACATCAAATATAATTTAGAAAATCTACCCGATGAAGTAGATGATTTCAGATTTGCTATCTTAGATAACAGTAATCCTAGCAATGTAGATTACCATTATATACCTCTTATATTTTTAGAATCATTTAGTGCTCCTGCACTAGTTTTACAGATTGGTAATCATACAATTAAGATGCCTGTAGATTGGCAAATATTGATTGGAGAAAAGGATCACGGTGATTTAGAAACATTACCATTGACTAGTGTTAATGATAGGGGGTTTAGTGCGTTTGAATTTAATCCACTGAGTTCTTTTAGGCCATCATTTCAACCAATTGAAATTGTAGATGTATACCATGATGTAACTTGGTATGCACCTAGATTAAAGAATGGACAGTTTCTTTGCGTACCTATTGAAGATGGTCATAAACCTAAATGTGTTTATTTTGTAAAAGAAGTTAGTAGGAATTGTGAAATAGTAGACTATAATCAATCATTCTAATGAAAAAATCTGATATACCTGCCGACGAAAAACTTGAAAATCAAGATTTTGATTTGTTTAATGCTTTAACAGCATTAGATAAAAAAGACTATGGTTATTATGATAGACTGAATCAGGAACAACAAAGGAAGTTTGTTCCTTATATGTTGTTGATGTGGATGAGTGCAGTTAAGGGTAGTAAAGACCTACAAAACTATTATATTAGTAGCACTGACTATTATGCCAACAAATATATGTTCAATGAAAATGTACAAAAGCATCCTAAATTACAATGGTTAATGCTATGTGCTGCTAGCCCGGGTATTGGAAAACAATTTCATCAATGGATTCCTAATATCAGTCCTAGTATTAGTAAATTAAAATCAGCGGCAAAGGTCAAAGATATTAAAGACTATTATGCAAAAATATATCCCAAATTAAATAAAGATGATTTGCAGGACTTATCTACTGAGTTTGTAGAAAATCAAAAAAGAAAAATGTATCTTAGTAAAATATATCCTAATTCTAAAATAGAAGATGTAGAGGTATTAAATCAATTAGTAACAGACATGGATATTGAGCAGTATGAAAAAGACAGAGGAAACGACTAAACCAAAATTTAGTTGCGAATTTTGTAAACGGGAGTTTATTCGTGAAACCACGGTATTAAAACATATTTGTGAATATAAACATCGTTGGTTAGAAAAAGACAAACAAAGTAATAGAATAGGGTTTCAGGCTTGGATGCAATTCTATAAGAAAAATAGCGCATCTAAAAAATATAAAACCTACGAAGAATTTATTCGTAATCCTTATTATACAGCCTTCGCAAAGTTTGGTTTATATTGTACAGAAGTTAATGTTATTAATGTAAGTAGATACTTAGATTGGTTATTAAAAGACCAAATTAAAATTGATGAATGGTGTTATGACGCGGTATACACTAGATTCTTAATAGAATATTTGCGTAATGAAGATCCATTTGATGCTATTCATAGAAGTGTAGAAACTACTATGCAATTTGCCGATACAGAAAGAATCCAACATAAGGATTATTTACGGTATGGCAATAAAAACAAAATCTGTTATGCCGTGACCAAAGGCAAAATCAGCCCATGGCTGTTGTACCAAAGTGAGTCAGGTGTCCATTTTCTAGATACAATAAATCCAGACCATGTTAAACTTATCATTGATTACATAAGTCCCGAGCAGTGGACATTAAGATTCAGGCGTGACCCAAAAGTAGTTAATGATGTTAAGGAATTACTTGGTGCAATCGGCTTATAAATTTAAGGTTCGTATTCCGTGGCGCAAGGGTATGACGGTAACATCTTGGGATGAGATTTGTATTTGGGCGCTTGAAAATTATGGTACACCAGGATCTAAATATGTAACAACACTGACTCAAGACTATATGGATTTTATGTTTGCTGATAGTCAGGACGCAATTCACTTTTCCCTACGCTGGGAATAATTCTTAAGGGATATGATATGAAATTTAAAATATTGGCTGCAAGCGTGGCACTAGCCTGTTCTAGTTTGTCTTATGCTCAGACTACCACAGAATATTCTCTAAGCCGTAGCCTTGATGTAATTAAAGCTAACGCCGCATATGCCCGTGGTTACACAGGTAAAGGTAGTGTAATTGCTATTTTAGATACAGGTATCGACACCAGCAGTGATGAATTTAAAAACAAAATCCTAGCCATTAAGGACTTCAGCAATAGTGGTACTATCGTTGATAAAGTTGGACATGGCACTCATGTTGCAGGTATTGCAGCCGCCGCTAAAAATGGTGTAGGTGTTCAAGGTGTTGCTTATGATGCTAGTTTGATTGTTGGTAAGATCACCAACACTGGTGCTATGAACACACAAACCGTTCTTACAGCCGCAAGTTGGGCTGCTAGTTTGGGTGCTGATGTTGCTAACATGAGCGTTACATTTCCTATTAGTCGTAACACAATTACCCCTGTACTGATTGCCCCGGGTATCTATAAAACATCTTATACTAACACTGGCAAATTGCCCTATGACTTTGACGCTAAGGTATGGGCGGCTGCTACTAAAGGTGAAATGATCATGGTTGTAGCCGCAGGCAATGAGGCTACAGCATGGTCTAATAGTATTACTCAGTTGGCTACTGCTACTGACGCAAATGGTAATTTGTTGTTGGGTGGTAGAATGATTATCGCAGGCAATTGGAACAGTGTTACTAATAAGACCGTTGGTCCATCAACCAATGGCGCGGCGCATCTATGCCAAGTTATGGTTAATTCAGTTTGCCAAGACAAGTACAAAGCATATGACTTTTTTCTAATGGCTCCCGGTACTAGCATTATTAGCACTGGACTTAAGACTCCTATCAATCCAACTGGATTGGTTACTATGTCTGGTACATCTATGGCAGCCCCTGCTATCTCAGGTGGCGCCGCACTAATTCATCAGATGTGGCCACAGATGACAGGCTCTAACATTGTAAGGTTATTGCTTGTTACTGCTAACAAGAATCTGCCTGGCTATAGTCTATACACTATGGGTCAGGGTCTAATGGATCTTGATAAAGCAACTAGCCCAGTTGGTTCGGTTGGTATCCCAACTACAGGTCGATTGTCCGATACTACTCTTGCCAGCGCAAGACCTCTTGTCTACACTGCAACTGGTAGTGCTAGCACAGGTAAACTAAGTGGCATCATGGTAGTGGATAGTTTTGAGCGTGATTTCTATCTCAATGGCAAATCATTTACTGCACACAAGAAAGCTGATCCCTTCAATCCTCATCAGGCAATGATGCCCTATGAGTCACACAACCCTTATACATTGTTCAATACATACTATGACCGAACTAATGTACAAATAGGCTCATATGAGATGAGCATTTACCGTGACACTACTAACATGTTGGAAACATCACCCATGATGTTGGAAATGGCTTACACTAAAAACTTTGGTGATACTAGTGTCAAGTTTTCAGGTGGATTCTTTAACGAAACTAACACTTGGTTGGGTAATAGTGTAGGTAGTTTTGTGGGTGATGGTAAAAACAATAACAGCACTACACAGTTTGCCGGTGTTGAACTGAACAAAGCATTTGACACTGGTACTAATCTGTATGCTAATTTTATCCATGGTATCACAAAGACCAACTCGCATAGTGAAAACATTCAGAAAATTGGAAGTGTCCTAAGTTACGCATGGACCGCAGGTATTGAGCAAAAACTAAATATCAACAATACAATTGGTGTTATGGTATATCAACCTGTTAGTGTCTACCGTGCTAATGCTGATTTGGTTGCCCCTGTTGGATTGGATAGTTCATTCAATGTCATTCAGAATAGTAGTGTTAACCTAGCCGCAGATGTACATGAATTTAGAACGGGTGTTTATCATAAGTTCCAAAACTCTAAGGAGTTTAACACTATGGCATTTGTAGAGGCTCGGCAGAATTATCGTGGTCAACTGGGTCAAAATGACATGGCTGTAGGATTCAAACTTACAAAAACCTTTTGATTAACCTTGCACTACTATAACATTGAATCATTAAAAGAATGGGAAGAATGTAAACCAGGTTGGTATGAATGTAAATTACCATTACACAACTCAGGCCCGCAAGAACTTAAATATGTTGAATCAATTATAGATTGGGTTTTCAATCACATTGAAAAGTGTGAAAAACATGCTAGATGGATGATCACCGATGAATCATTCAATTTTAAATTTAGGTATGAGCGGGACTACTTAATGTTTGTTTTGCGTTGGTCATGAACACTGTTACGGTATATAATAAAACCGGTAATGAAATTAGTTTAATACTTGGTGAATTAAAATCACATGGATTGGTTGCCAATGAACATTATGAGTTTAGATATTTTCATACTACTTGGGATCCTATGACAGGCGAAGTTCCAAAAAAATGTGAATTTACTTTTAAAGATGATAAACTAGCAAGTTGGTTTATCTTGAGATGGGGATGAAACTATTAAAAGCCAATCAAGCCGATAGTCTAGTAGTCATCATAAGAGATTATGAATTTTTTGATGGAGATACCACCGAAGATATGGATGAATGGTGTTGGCAAACATTTGGGTATCACCCAAGAACTGGCATGGTGTTGACATTTCGTGAACCCAGCCATACTAATTGGTTTATGTTAAGATGGGGATAGAGACTAAACGCAAGCGAAGAACACCAGAAGATTGGCATACTGTGTTTACTGGAAAAGCAAATCACTGGAAGGCTACTGATTGGTGTACTAAACAATTTGGTCAACGTTGGAGTGTTGTGGATAATAGAGATGGTATATGGTGCTGCTTTTGGGCTGGTCGAGAACAATTTAGTTCATATATTTGGCATTTTGAAAATGAGCGTGATGCCATGTGGTTTAAACTGAGGTGGATCTAAAAATGGAAAAACAATTAGAACATATAGATAAAGCGGGAAATACGTTAGTAGGCATATTTCATAGACTGGCACTATTTGGTATTGGTGCTGCCACTGTATGGAGCGCTGGCACGAACTTTTTAGAAATGTTTAGCCAAACACGTGTTGATATAGACGACCTATTACTATTGTTTATATACTTGGAAATCGGAGCTATGGTTGGGATCTACTTTAAAACCAATCATATGCCTGTGCGTTTTCTAATTTATATTGCTATCACGGCATTAACTAGACATATGGTAGATTTAATAGCCATTGGCCATGAACAAATGACTAACATATTAATACTGTCTGGAGCCACTTTGATATTATCTATTAGTTTGTTTTTAATTAGATTGGCCAGTAGTAAATTTTCATCATGATCATACAACTATGAAATTTAGAATTGATAGAACAGATAAAAGACATACCGGGCATGAACAATTCCAATGGTACATAAAAGCCTATGGTGATTGGCGTACTCATAATCAAATTGACAAACTGTCCAGCTTGTTTGATCTGAGAGAATGGGCGTGGACTACTTGGGGCCCTAGTTGCGAACGTGACTTCTGGCTCTATATTCTACGCTACGACCCTGACTATGCGTTAAATACTCACTGGTGCTGGCATACAGAATATAAAGAAACTAAACTGTATCTCCGCACCGACAAAGAAGCCGATTGGTTTACGCTGAGGTGGCTATGATAGTTACTATACCTTACGATCCATTTTGGGAACCATTGAATTGGGCTAAAAAATATTGTTCAAGTTATATTACTAACAATATGCACATGGATGGATACAATACATATGATGCTACAAAAATCGATTATCATTTCAGCGACGAAAAAGATGCGGTAATGTTTGCGTTGAGGTGGGCTTGAAAACAGGTTGACATTAAATTGACATGTCTGTATAATATATACATACGCTGAACAACCGGAGCAAAAGATGAACGAACGAATTAAAGAACTGATAAAACAGGCAACCGAGGAGGAACTGGACTACACTGAAAGCGGTGTGCCTTTCGTTGTTAGGGAGTTTGTTCCAGAAAAGTTTGCCGAGTTGATCATTTCCGAAACTTGTCGAATGCTGGCAGAGAACAGTGAACTTAGAGCCGCTACTCTCGTAGGCAAACACTTTCCACTTTGGAAATAATGAGATGAACAAACGAATTCTTGAACTTGCCTTAAAGTCTGGTAGCACACACAAACAGAATCTTGGTGTGTATCAATTCTATGAAGATGAATTGGAAAAGTTTGCTGAATTGATTGTGAATGAATGTCTGCGACAGGCAAAGGAAGTGGTAATTCCTATTACAGCCGATGCTATTGAAAACAAGATTAAAGAACATTTTGGTGTTGAATGATGAAAATCAGATACAGTACTAATTGGATGGGCCCAGTCAGTATGAATTGGTATGAACAACGCGGCCTTGTTGAAACTAAAATGATCACACTAGAAAAAGACTCAGTTATCAGTGGACTTAAGGCCGGCGAAGGATTTAAAATTGATGAAATCACCACACATTATAGTTGCGGTAGAATTGATGTAAGAGGAACTGATGATCCTCATGGTGATGAAATAGGCGTGCCTCCAATGACCAGTGAGGATTGGGCTAGGTTTGGTCTTTGGCTTGAGACTTTTGAAACTGATGCGGTTTGGACATTGGATCAATTAGTTGAACTATACGAGAGAGATAATCCAAAAATTACATGGGACAATTATGAACGAACGAATTAGAGAACTTGCTGAACAGGCTGAATTTTCCGAAAAAGACTTGCACATTCAAGGTGATAATTTTCAAAAGTTCGCCGAGTTGATTGTCAAGGAATGTATGAGAATGTGTGAGGTTGCTCAAGTGGGGTATCTTACACACGGACTAGAAAAAGAAGCATCGGGTGCTTTTTCTGTCAAACAATACATTGAAGAATATCTAGGAGTTGACGAATGAACGAACGAATTCGAGAATGTTGGTTAAAGGCTGCTAGAGAAGATTCCGGTGATAAGTGGGATACGCAAGAAGAATTTATTGAGCGATTCGCTCGGTTGATTATTAGAAAATGTGCTAAGGTTGCCGATCTTGCTGATGAGAACAAATGCGAATGGATTGGTGGAAATATTCTAACACATTTCGGAGTCGAAGAATGAGCTTAACCGTAAGCCTAATGGTGCCCAAACCTGTATCAGTCTATGACAACAACATTACTCATAACTTGAGCAAGATGGCCTCCGAAGTCAAATTGTCTAATGGACTCTCACTATACGATGTGTTATGGCGGCCTGATGAACACGAACTGGAATTGGCCGAAGATATTGTAGAACTGCTGGACGAAGGCTGGAACATACTAGTCAGTGAGCCTGATCGATTTCGACAACTTAATCCAGAGAATGGCTGGGGCAATTACGACGGTCTTTGTAAGTTTGTTTATGAATACCGTAATGCCTGCTGGAACGAACCTAATGCTACTATAGAGGTCTGCCGATGAACGAACGAATTAGACAACTTGCTGATGAGGCTGGATTAAAATATCACAACTGGATCACAAATGAATCCAATATAAACGATGGTTATTTCAAGTATCCAAGATTAGAAGATTACGAAAAGTTCGCCGAGTTGATTGTTAAAGATTGTTTGGACATTGTTAATAGACACGAGTACAGTTATCATGAGGCTGATCCACTTTGGGAAACTGCTCAATTGATTAAAGAACGTTTTGGAGTTGAAGAATGAAAACATTAGCAGAAGCTTGGGAACTTATTGATTATTTAAACGAACAAGCACACTCAGATGCTTGGGAGAGTTGGGAAGCCGCAGATGAAATGGAAGAATCTGATGATGAGGACAGCGGCGAAACGGCTGAACAACTTAGAGAAGAAGCCAGTAATGAACAGGCTGGATACTTCCGTGACAGTTACGAGATGCTAGACGAAGAAGATCAAGCGGCAATTAAACATTGGCTCAAAGAAGATGAATCATTTAAGGATCAATTTGCTACTTGGTTTGGCTACGACTACTTTGAAGATGAATTTGAATGATTGTTTGCGTTAATGACAATAATTAAATCTTTTAAGGATTACGACGATGACGATCCTGAAATAGATCGTAGGAAAAATCGTTGGAATTATTGGAACGCACTTAAAAAAATCAGAGTAGAATATCTTGATGGTAAAACAAATTTTGATGCATATGAATTTGAAGAATATATAACAACTGTGTATGGCATTAAAATGCACCTAACCGATGGTAAAATTACTGATGGTTACGAGATAGTGGATGAAAAAAAATATGTTGTATTTTTATTAAAGTTTACTTAGTATGAATGAATTAATAGATGGAAGTGGCTATGTATTAACTAAGAATTTTATTCCTGAACAATTAATTGACAATGTGGTTAATCGTTTAGATGAAATTTCACCAGTCCGTGCATCTAGTTCCACAATGGAATATGCTGAAAAAGAAGATATAAAAAACTTACCTGATATAGCGGTATGGTGGTCACAAACTGTTATTAATTGGCTAGAAGTTTTAGAAATAGAAAAATTATTAAATCCATTAATTAAAAATTACTTACCTAATGCTGAATTTTATTCTAGTGATATTGTAGTAATTGAAAAAGAAAGTACTTGGCTAAACCCACATGTGGACACTCCCCACAGATTTAAAAAATATAATTACGATAAAAGACTATTAGGTATACAGTGTATTATTTCACTAAGTGATATCAATAAAGATTCTGCTAGCACTGGATTAGTCCCTCAAAGTCAACTAAAGGATTATAATATTAATTTGTGCTACGAGGGTTTATATAATGATTTCTTCTTAGAACATTGTATTCAACCTGATATGCCCAAAGGATCTATTCTATTTTATAATTGTAGGGTACTACATAGTAGTATGCCTAATCCATTGCCCAAATCAAGACCGGCACTATTGCTTCATTACCTAAATGGTGATATAGTTGAAGATGTAAAAGATATTGACAATATTTGGAAAAGCAATAAATGAAAATTGAATCAGATGTTGATATTGATTTTGGAGACAGAGAAAAGATTCTTCAACATATCAATTACATTCCAGCAGCAATGCGTAAAGTTAAACCACAGCGTAAACATGCTACGGGTATACATATCACACAGATTCCATATGACCCTGTTAATGACATGGCTGCTATTGATTATTCAGATGCGGAACAGCGTGGATACTTTAAATTAGATTTACTAAATGTCCATGTATATAATCAAGTTAGAGATGAATTACATTTAGTTGAATTAATGCGTGATCCAAATTGGGATAATTTGAAAGATAAAGAGTTTGTAGAGAAATTGATTCATCTAGGAAATCATTATCAATCACTACAAAAAATGCCTGAGCCTGTTAATAGTATCCCTAGGCTAGCAATGTTCTTAGCACTAATTCGTCCTGCTAAAAAACATTTAATTGGTAAGACTTGGAGAGAAGTAAGTAAAACTATATGGGATAAGGGTGATGATGGTTATGTATTCAAGCGTTCGCATTCTTGTGCCTACGCAATGTTAGTTGTGGTTCATATGAACTTGCTAGAAGAATCAAGGCATTCTTTTTACAAGAGTGATGCTTCTTCGTTTGCTTCTTCGTTTGTGTAATTCGTTCATACTACATACTGGACCATGTAATATTACTAAACTTTTATTTGTAAAAGTTCTTAGATAAGGTTTAAAAGGAAGCCATTCTTCCTTTAAGAATAAATTAATGGGAATCAATCTATTTGATTCCCACCACCACGTATCCCCTAATTCTAAAAATCTAGTTCTAGAATTACTATCTATTATTGATCCATAATCATATATAGTAGTAACACTGTCATCTTTATTCTGAACTATTCCTACATAATCCTGACTGGCATAGGAACATACCGTTATAAACGGATGTGTTTCACTAAGCTTTTTAAAAAATTCATTTTGAATCATTATTATTTTTACAATACATTCTATTTAATCGGGCAACCAAGAAGATAATAATTTAATATTTTGAGACTAAATACATAAAGGAGCTAAACTGTGTACTCAACTGCTGTATTTCTTTATACTCAGCGTCAAATTGTTGTACTTTTAACTGGCACATCACCGAGGAGATATATGCCTGTATACGCAAAACCATTAACTTTAAATAAGGGTGTGGATAATCAAATACAATTTCAATTCTTAAATCAAGAACAAAAACCAGTAGATATTACAGGTAAAGAAATTTCCTGTAGAGTTATTAGTTATGATGGTAGTGAAGTATTACTTAGAAAAGCATTGACACTTCAATTACCGGCTACGGGTATTGCCGCACTAATATTAAATGCTGCGGAAATAGAAGATATTCCTGCTCAACAAGGACATTATTCATTAGAAATACCGGTTGGTGCTTTTAATTTCCCTGTGTTTGTTGATCAAAATGCTGGTGCTCGCGGTGATATGAATATCGTCAACAGCGTGTTACCAGCCTTTGTACCAAGTTCAAATATCACTATTCCTACAGGACAACCTTTCCCTAATATTGATTCTAACAATAGTATACAAAATGCGTTACCAAACGCTAATACATATTATAGTAGCGTAATCAATACAGATTCTAACCCAATACTTACTATTCAGACTCACTACTATCAATTCAACGGTGATGTTACTATAGAAGGTTCTACTATTGTAGATGCTGATTGGTATCCTATAACTACTTCAACTTATAGTAATGTAACTGACACTTTTGGATATACTGTTCGTGGATTCCATCCATATATCCGTATGCAATTCGTCAGCAACACTGGTGCGGTAACTAACATATTGGCAAGGTAAACCTGCTCTTGTATTTTACTTCATATTATGCTATAATCATAATATGTTTGAAATATTAACTATAGTTCCGGGTAAGAAAAAACTAACACAAAGTGGTTGGCATGGATTCAATGCTGTGTGTTGTCATCACCGTGGGCATAAAGCAGATAAAAGAGGTCGTGCTGGTCTACGAATCGATGGCCCAAACTGGAGTGTCCATTGTTTTAATTGTGGTTTTAAGTGTGGATTCACTCTGGGTAAAAGTATTACCCAAAATGCAAAACATTTCTTACAATGGTGTGGTATAGATGAATCTCAGATACAGCGTTGGAGCTTAGAAAGTCTACAGAAAAAAGATATATTAGATTTAATACAGGTTAAAAAATCTAAGAAAAAAATTAAATTTAAAGAAGAAACTTTACCTGAGGGCGAATTACTTGATGTAAATAATCCATTACATAAAGTATATGTTGATTATATACAATCTAGGGGGATAAATCTTAATGACTATCCGTTTATGATCACTCCAAATGACAAGGGGCGTCAAGGCAATAGAATAATTATCCCTTATACCTACCAAAACAAAATAGTAGGTTACACTAGTCGTTTCTTAGACAACAAAACACCTAAGTATATCAATCAACAACAATCGGGTTATGTATTTGGTATTGATTTTCAAAAGCCTGATTATGAAGTTTGTATATTGGTAGAAGGTATTTTTGACGCACTAAGTCTTAATTGTTGTGCGTTGACACATAACACAATCAATGATGATCAGGTAGAACTATTAAGCCAATTAAATAGACGAATTATTTTTGTGCCGGATCGTGATAAAACTGGATTAGAAACTTGTAGCAGAGCATTAGAGTTAGGATATAGTGTTAGTATTCCAAATTGGGAATCTGATGTAAAAGATGTTAATGATGCTGTAGTAAGATATGGTAAGTTACCTACATTGTTAAGCATTTTACAGTGTGCAACCACTAGTAAAGTCA